CGCACGAACACCACTGCCCCAGTCGCCAGATGACAGCGCATTTCCCAGCTGTACGACGTTTTCCTGTGCCTGACGGGTGCCGAGGCGCAGCTTGTCGAAACCGGTGGTGGTTTTGTTGAGCTTGTCGTAGTCCTTGTCGATCTTGCTCAGAGCAGAGTTGTAGTCTTCCTGACTGATTCGCCCCTCATCCAGGTGTTTGCCCAGTTGCTCGACCTGAGTATCCAGTTTCGCCAGCGCGGCGCGGGCCGGGTCAATGGTGCCCAGCAGGCTATTGAGCGCCTTCTGCTCATCCATGGCCGACTTGGCGAGAGCGACCTGCTGCTTGTCGAGCTGTGCAGAGATCTTCGCGGCTTCGGCCTCGCCATAGGCTCCGGTTTTGGTCAGTTTCGCGAGCGCATCGCGCTGTTTCGCGAGATCCTGCGTGGTCTTGGCACTGGTTGAAAGCGACTTCTCCAGCGCCTGCATTTCGTTCATCAGCGAAACGGCGGACTGCTCGGCCCGGCCGCCGGCCTTTGCCATATCATCCAGGCTGGTTCTTGCCTCGATTGCATCGGCCGAGTCGATCTTGATGCCGAGTTCGGAAATGTTCATCGACTCACCTTGAATAAGTGCCCGTGCTTACGGGCTGTTTTCCCTTTCCTCCGCCATGACGCGCAGGGCTTCGCCTTCCAGCACCTGCAGGTCAGGAAAGATTTCAGCGAGTTTCTTTTTCTTGATACCCAGGAAGACGGCAACGTCGCGGATGCAGTTGTAATCGAGGCCAATGGCGCCACCGGCGCCGACCCGCCACTGCGTGGACATTCGGTTGAACAGGAGGAAGGCCGGCCAGTTGCAGGGCCAGACCTCCGTATCCTCTTCCAGATCACCAGGCGCAAGCCCGAACATGCTCATCAACTCGACCGGCGCCGCAGGCGCGTACAGTGCGCGCGCGGCGTCCGTCAGTTTCCCAGGCGGGCCTGGTTGTAGGCGCCTTGATAGGCCTCGACTACCGCCTCGGTTGCGCCTTGGCACGACTTCACCAACGCAGTGATGCTCTTCTCATCGAATTTGTCGTCAAAGGCCCAGCCTGCCACCAGATCCTTGATTTGCTGAACCTGTTGGGCAGCATCAGCGGCGACCACTTCAGAGAGCGACGGCTGATTGCCGAGCGCAGCCAGTGCGTCCTTGCGATTCTGGTTCCATTCATCAAACAGAGCAGCCAGTTCCAGCCGGTCGCGATACTTGAAGGTGAACTCGATCTTTTCGGGCTCACCGCCAACGATCGGGATCAGCACCATGGCCTTGAACGTCGGGTTCTGCGCGATTCGGATTTTTGCCATGGGTTACACCACCGCAGTCAGGTAACGAGTCGGCTCTGCCTGCAACGCGAGGTTCACTGTGCGCGTCAGGAGGTTGTTCCGGGAAACCGCCGGCTGCTTGGAGAACGAGGTGTAGGCGCCATACAGCAAGGTGTCATTGCCTGGCAGATTCAGACGTGCAGCCTCGACCTGCTTGCCGGCGTCAGCCTTCAGCAGCACCTTGTTGAAGTCCTGCGCCGGGTCGTCGGCCAGGGTCAACACCATGCTTGCCGCCGATTTGTCGGTGGGAATCTGTTTACCCTGGTCATCCTCGAGGAAAACCACATCGAGGTAGTTCTGTTCGCCACCGGAGAAGGCAACATCGGAGATTTGCGGGATCTGCACCCAAGTCAGGATTTTGCGCATGGTGCCCGCGCCGCCACCGGCAGGAAAGATCTGGGTATCCGTGGTGTCGATGCCTTCGAGCGTGATCGCCGTGGCAGTTGCCGCTTTCACGCGCACCACCTTGCTGTCCAGCTTGCTCCAGCCAGAGGTCAGCAGAACGATGTCGCCGGCGGCGAGAGTGCCGCCCACGACCGTGGCCACTGCTTCAGTGGCGTTGGTGATGGAAGCGAACGCCAACGCAGCGGCATAGGTTGCGGCGTGCTGGAAAGTACCGCCGTTCGGAATTTTGTAGCCCATGGGTGATTCCCCTTTTCAGAAATGACAAAACCCACTCAATGGCGGGTTCTGGGTTTGCCCAATGGGCGGATTAGTTGGTGTCGGCCCGGTATGAAAACGAGACTGGGACGGTGTAGGTTGAGTCGCCGGGAATGCCGGTACCCTGCTCGACCGGTGTCATTGTCACCGCAGTCAGAGCTCCCTTCGTGTTTCGCTCATTCACGGGAAACAGTGCAGCGATCTGATCGGCAATGGCTCCTGCTGGGCCTCGATATTTCCCTGACGGCGTCACGATGCTCACCTGAAACACGCCGGTGTACAGACGATGGTCTCCGCCGAGGGTGTTACTCGCGGTATCTCCTGGCAGTGTGAACGCCTTGAGGTACGTCTCGTTGTCGCCCGTGCTGTACGCCTCATTCTCAACGACCACCTTCAGCGGTGTCGGTAACGCCCTCGCCCACGCGATCAGCTTGCCCTCGTAGATCGAAGCGATGATGTTGTGGCTCATACCTGATTATTCCTGATGGCGTCCTGCACGATCTGCTGGAAGCGAGCCACAGTTACCCGGACCATGCCACTCGGGGCCTGAGTCGAGTGTCCGAACTCCAGCGGGATCGCATAGGGCAAGTTGTTGATGAGGTAGACCATTTGGCCAGCCGTGAAGTCGCTGATGGCGGCGACCAAAGCCGCAATAGTCTCGGCGCCGCTCGGGTCCACATCGTCGAATGTGACGTTCTCGACAACACCGATGGACAGATGCCAGTTCGCCCGGAATCGGCCGCCGACGTAGCCTTCCGGCGCCTTGACGTCCATTCCGTCGTTGAGCTTGCGACCCTTCTTGAGCCGGCCGCCCTTGGTGAGGTTGGCCGGGTCATTGCGCAGCGCAGCGTTGTGTTCGTCGACGGCCTTGTTGTACTGCGTCGCGACGGCGTTCTGCGCCCAGATCTCCGGATTACCAACCGGTGACATACGGATCAGGCTGCTGCCGACCTCGATGATGATCTCGCGCACGCTGGCATCGATCGCCTCACTGGTTTGGGCCGCGAACTCGGCCAGGCTCAGGGCGAAGCTACCGGACTGGCCAGTCCCTGCGCGGCTCATGACCGCACCTGCAACTCATACAGGATCGGCGTGCCGGCTGGATTCACCTCTTTCAGCGGCGGCACGATGGACCAGGTGCGCCCCTGAATGATCACTTTGTTCAGCAGATCCGGCACCCACTCCAGCCCCTGCGCGGCGATTTTGAGCTTCTTGTCGCCCTGCTTGATGAGGCTGTTGTTCTGGAATTCCTGACCGGTGAAGTCGAGCAGGATGCCTTGGGCGGTCTGTTCTTTGGTGCTGTCAGGCGGTGCCGAACCGGCTTCCGGGTCGTACTCACCGACAGTCGTTGCGCGAATGGTCACCGGCTGGCCGAACTCTGTGATCATCTCCAGAGCCATCACGGCCATTTCGTCGTAGAAGGCCATGGTGGCTCCTGCTCAGTTATGCGCGGACGGCGAACAAGCCCCGCTTCTGTAGGTAATCGGCAAACTGCGTTGCGCTCGGCCGGTCAGGCGCCGCCGGCAAAAGTCGTCCGCTGGTGTTCGGGATCGTCGCGTACTCGCGAGTTACCGCGCCTTCGACACGCTCCAGCGTAACCGCGCCTTTGCGTTTCTCGATGGGGTCGACATCGTCAGTGTGGATCTCGGCCGCCAGCGCCATCTGCCCGTACTGGATCCGCGCCGGAAGGTAGTTGTCAGGCTTGATCTCGCGATCCAGCTCGACGCCCCGGCGCGGCCAGGCCAGGGCCTGCTCACTCTTGGTCTTACGCCCTTTCCACGTCATGCCATCCATCGCCAATGCGGCACGACGCAGCAGCGCTTCCTGTGCTGGCACTTCCGTCGGGATGACCACGCCGAATTTCACGGCGTACATGGCCAGGTCTTCGGCAGATGCGTAGCTTTCGGCGTCAGGCTTGCCGGTGCCGTCCTCGATGATGAGAGTCATGAATCAGCTCGCTGTGTTGTTTGAATCGGGCGCCATTGAATGGGCACCCGGATTATTACGCCTTCTGCAGTTCCGAAACCGCCTTTTCCAGCGACTCAACCGAAGCATTCGCCCGGTACGGTACATTGGCGGCGTCGAGTTGCGCTTTGAGACCGGCGATCTTCTCGGCATTGTCGACCGGCACCGCTGCGACTTTGAGGCGTTCGACTTCGGCGCGTAAGGATTCAACCTCTCCCGCCAAGTTGTTGCGCTCACCCGTCAGTGCTTCGAAGCCTTCATGAATGGATTTCAGTGCGCCGAACAAACGGATCGGCAGTTCGCCGGCGCCCGGATGCTCCAGTTCCGACAAGCCTTCGGCAGCCTCGATCAGCGACACGATGCCGTCGCGCTCTGCGTGCAGCTTGTCGATCAGATCTTGCAATGCAGCGCCATCAACACCACCAGTGCTGGCGACCAGCAGCACCGGCGCCGACTCAGCCTGTCGCACAGTCACTTCCGGTACGTCGCCAGCCTCACCTTCTCGGCTTTCGGTGACGTTCGCGTCGATGATTCGGAGGCCGCGCTCCTTCGCCAGCGCCTTCACGTCCTCCAGATACTGGTGAAACGGACCGGGCAGATACCAAATTTTGTTGCTCATGATTGCATCTCCGCCAAGCCGGGCACACGTCCCGGCTTGGACATCGCGTGGTTACTTGGAGGCGTCACCGATCAGAGCAACACCAGCGGTGTGCTTGATGCTGGTAGCGGTTTTGTCCCAGTTGGTGCCGGTTGCGATCTCAGCATCGGTCGGCGACTTGCCGCCGTTGGTTTGATCCCAGGTGTAACCCTTCAGGCCCAGACCGAAGGAGTAGTCGACCTGAATGGTGGTCTCGATGCGCTCTTTGCCGTTGGAGGTATCGACGTTCGATACCTGATCGCGGTTGTCGTGCACCAGCGCAGCACCAGACACCAGAGAAAGGATGATTTCCTTGTTCGGGGTTCCTGCCTGCATCAGCGCCGGCGCGTCAGTGACCACGGTGACCTTGCCCAGGATATCGACGACACGGACGTTGCCGGCGACGAACAGGTTGGTCGAGTTGGCAATGGCCTGGCCGACCAGCTTGTGCCAGGTGGTGCCCTGCATGACCTGAGCGACCAGAGACTGGCTCGCATCGCCGAACTTCGCATGTGCGTTGTTCAGGCCAGACTGGGTGATACCAGCGGTGGCGGACACATCGTTCACAGCGGTCGGCTGAGCGGTAATCGCACCCACCAACGCAGCGATCGCGGTGTTCAATTCGTCCTTGAGCAGGATTTCTGCGAAGGCGCGCGAGGCAACCTCAATGCCTTGAACAGTCGGGCGCTGCAGCCAGCTCATCTGGGCTGGCTCGTAGCGGATCGGGCCGAAACCGCCAGCGATTTTGACCGACGAGTTTTTCAGCTCGGTCAGGTCGGTGATCGGGGCGGCGCCGTTGGCAGCGTAGCGATCAACGCGGCGCTGGGCAGCGGCCAGGGTCTGGAAAAAC